ATGATCTTATCGCAAAGGAGGCCGCTGCACAGAACTACAACTGTGTGGTGGCTTCTATTGATAAGGACATGCTACAGATACCTTGCTGGCATTTTAACTTTGGTAGGGGTTCTTGGTCAAAGGTGAATGAGTTTGAGGGTACACTATTCTTTTACACTCAACTGCTTACAGGGGATCGTGCTGACAACATCATAGGTCTACACGGTATTGGACCAAAGAAAGCGGAGAAGCTGTTGGCTGGTTGTGAGAATGAGGATGACTTATGGCAAGCTGTCTACAAGGCTTACGATGGTGACATTGAACGCATTATTGAGAACGGGAGGTTGCTTTGGCTAAGGCGGTACAACGAACAACTATGGGAGCCTCCGAAAGGGGTAGGAAGCACGGATATAGATCAGGGCTAGAGGATCGAATATCTGAGCAACTGAAGTCTTTATCAGTGCCGTTTAAGTATGAGGAGTTCAAGATCAAGTATGAGGTTCACGAAACCAGAACTTACACACCTGATTTTGAAATCCCCAACGGCATTATCGTTGAGTCAAAGGGGAGGTTTGTAGCTGCTGATCGAAAGAAGCATCTGCTTGTAAAGAAACAGCATCCTGAGCTTGACATCAGGTTCGTGTTCAGTAATAGTAGGGCTAAGATAAACAAAGGTTCTAAAACTACATACGGTGACTGGTGTGATAAGCACGGGTTCATCTACTCAGACAAAAGGATACCCGACGAATGGTTGAAGTAGTGGAAGCAATACAAAAGTTAAGTAAAGAGGAGCTACAGCGAGTAGACTTTGAAATCAGAATGGCTTTGATGGAGATGGAGGCAGAAAATGGGTAAAACAGTAGTGGTCTTTAGCTGCGCTCACGTAGACCCCTCAGTGGGAAATGAGCGTTTTAACTGGTTGGGTGAGTTCTTGTATGACCTCAAGCCTGATTATGTTGTTGACCTTGGGGATGGCGCTGATATGCGGTCATTAAATACATTTGACACTCGTTACCCAGAGGCAATCGTTAGCCAGAACTATGAGGCTGACATCGAACACTACAATGACGCGCAAGAGCGCCTACGGTGGAAGTTTCGTCACCACAAGCGAAAACGACCAAGTTTCTTTGGGTTTGAGGGGAACCATGAGCATAGAATTAAAAAAGCTATCAAGACAGACCCAAGACTTGAGGGATCAAAATACGGGATTTCCTTCGGGCATCTTCAAACCAAAAGCTGGTTCGACGAGTACCACGAATACGAAAATGGCGCCCCCGCCATCTTTGATTACGATGGGGTATCTTATGCTCACTTCTTTAGTAGTGGTAACTTTGGGTCAGCTATGTCTGGTCTTCATCATGCTAACGGGCTACTCGCTCACCGCCACCACAGTTCTACTTGTGGTCACAGTCATAAACGTGATCTTAAGTTTAAAGATTCTTCGCACCCTAACGGGATTATTGGCCTTGTCGCGGGTTGTTACAAAGGGGCAGAAGAAGGGTGGGCAGGGCAAGCCAATCGTGAGTGGTGGTCAGGTGTTGTAGTTAAGCGGGAGGTATCTAACGGTATGTATGAGCCGCAGTTTATCTCACAGGCGGCACTAAGGGGGATGTATGGGGAAACGTAGTAACTTCGAGAGGATTGAACGTGACTACTACCCGACACCAATAGCTGCCGTAGAGCCTCTGATCCCGCACTTGCCTTACGCGTTTGATTACGTAGAGCCATGTGCGGGTGACGGTAGGTTGATTGAACACATTAAACACCTTACGGATGAACACGGGGAGTGCCTCTATGCTTGCGACATTGAGCCTAGACATCCCAGTATCTTTCGCCATGATGGTCTTGATCTTGACCTTGGTGGAACTGGAGTAGTTGACTTTTGTATTACCAACCCGCCTTGGGACAGGAAGTTTCTTCACCCGTTTATGACACATTGGATGCAGAGGTGTCCCACATGGTTATTGTTTGATGCAGATTGGATGCACACAAAGCAATCAGCCCTTTACATGACCTACTGTACTAAGGTAGTAAGTGTGGGGAGGGTCAAGTGGATCGAAGGAAGTAAGAGCGTAGGTAAAGACAACTGCGCTTGGTATTTGTTTGACGCTCATAGTGAAACGCAAACAGAGTTTTATGGAAGGACTATATAATGATTACAGGGGAAGACTTGGAGGAGATGGGTTACTACACTACATACCACAATAAAGAGCTTACCTTGAATTTGTACCAAGATAAGGCAGTAAAGACTGCTATCTACCCACACACGGCACAGATTACTTACCCTGCTATGGGTTTGGCTAACGAAGCTGGTGAGGTTCTTGGGAAGGTAAAGAAGATTGTACGTGACGGTACGTTTAATCGGTCTGACATTATAGATGAGCTTGGGGATGTGCTGTGGTATGCCGCAGCTTTGGCCCGTGATCTTGACGTTACACTCTCTGAGGTGGCTTCAATTAACTTGAACAAGCTAGAAGATCGTGCTAAACGGGGTGTACTAAAGGGTAGTGGAGATAAGAGATGACTTGGTTTTGGCGATACATGAACTACTTGGCTACTTGGCGGGAACACCGCAAGGCTATTAAGCAACTAAACACACTGACCAACAGGCAGTTAAAAGATATAGGTATAAACAGATGTGACATAGACCGTTTGGTATGGCTTAAAGAAGACAAAGATGCAAGTGGAAGAGAGATAAAATGAGCAACAACTATTTACCAACAGACTACCAGACATTCATTGCTACCTCACGGTATGCACGGTGGTTGGATGATGAAGGCCGACGAGAGAATTGGGGCGAGACAGTAGGTCGCTACATGGACAATGTGGTTAAACCTGTTGCTGGAGACGACAGCTACACTAAGTCTATCGAAGAAGCTATCTTGAACCTTGAGGTTATGCCTTCGATGCGAGCTTTGATGACTGCTGGACCAGCCCTCTCCCGTGACAATACTGCTGGTTACAACTGTAGTTACCTGCCAGTAGATGACCCAAAGTCCTTCGATGAAGCCATGTTTATTCTTCTTTGTGGTACAGGGGTGGGCTTCTCAGTAGAACGTCAGTACGTTAAGAAGCTGCCAGATGTGCCAGACAACCTGTTCCAGAGTGATACGACAGTGATCGTAAAGGATAGTAAAGAGGGTTGGGCTAAATCACTACGTCAGGTTATCGCCCTGCTATACAGTGGTGAAATTCCTAAGTGGGATGTGTCTAAGGTTCGTCCAGCAGGGTCTAAACTAAAGACGTTTGGTGGTCGTGCATCAGGTCCAGCACCTCTTGTTGACCTGTTCAGCTTTGTCATCCGTGTGTTTGCTAACGCTAAAGGTCGTAAACTCTCCTCTATTGAGTGCCACGACATCATGTGTAAGATTGGTGAAGTTGTGGTTGTCGGGGGTGTTCGTCGCTCTGCTATGATCTCTCTGAGCAACTTGAGTGATGACCGTATGCGTCATGCTAAGAGTGGTGCATGGTGGGAGAACGATCCACAACGGGCGTTGGCTAACAACTCTGTGAGCTACACAGAAAAACCTGATGCTGTGTCGTTTATGCGGGAGTGGATGTCTCTGGTAGAGAGTGGCTCAGGGGAACGTGGTATCTTCAACCGTGAGGCTTCTGTAGCACAAGCTAAGAAGAATGGTCGTCGTGACCCTAATTTTGAGTTCGGGACGAATCCTTGCAGCGAAATTATCCTACGTCCGTATCAATTCTGCAACTTAACGGAGGTAGTAGTACGTACATCAGACACTGTGGAATCTCTTGAACGCAAAGTTCGTATGGCAACTATTTTGGGAACTGTACAATCTTCCTACACAAAGTTTCCCTACCTACGGAAAGTGTGGACAGACAACACAGAAGCAGAAAGATTGCTGGGAGTGTCTCTCACGGGCATCATGGATAATCCACTAACCACTACAAAGAACGCTGGTTTGGAGAAAACACTTGAACGGCTCAAGGAGGTTGCTGTTGCTACTAACGCTGAGTGGGCTGAACGCCTTGGTATTCCTGTGTCTGCTGCTATTACTTGCGTTAAGCCTTCGGGTACTGTCTCTCAACTCGTGGACAGCGCTTCTGGTATTCATGCCCGTCATAGCCCATACTACATCCGAACTGTTCGCGGTGATAACAAAGACCCACTGACACAGTTTATGAAGGATCAAGGTATCCCTAGTGAACCTGACGTAATGAAGCCAGATGCTACGACAGTGTTTAGTTTCCCAATGAAGGCTCCAGAAGGGGCTATTACTACGTCAGACTTGACAGCTATTGAACAACTGGAGATGTGGTTGGCTTATCAACGAGCATGGTGTGAACACAAGCCCTCCGTGACAATTAACGTAAAGGGGGATGAGTGGTTTGAGGTGGGTGCTTTTGTCTACAAGCACTTCGATGAGATGTCTGGTGTGTCGTTCCTACCGTACAACGAGCATACGTACCAACAGGCTCCTTATCAGGAGGTAGGCAAGTTTGACTACGAGGCGCTTCTGTCTTGTATGCCTATGGACATTGACTGGAGTAAGCTATCGGACTATGAAGCAGAAGACAACACAGCAGGCAGTCAGACATTAGCTTGTTCTGGCGATAGCTGTGAGATTGTTGACTTGACCTAACGGAAACACCTGAGCATGTGATTAAACTGCTCACCTTGACTTTAACCACTAAAGGAGAAAGATTAATGTTTACTGCATTAGCTATTATCTGCCTGATTGGCGACACAGACCAGTGTGAAGCTGTTTCCAACAGTCAAATCTTTATTACAGAGGAGGCTTGCCTCAAAGATAAACCAAACGCTGATGCTTTTGCAAACTCTGTGGGCGGGTTTGTACTAGACTATGCTTGCTATAACTGGGGGGTTCGTACGTGAGATACGTGGTCATAACGAGAGACCAATGTAATTTCTGTGATGTAGTTAAGGCACTTTTAGAGGGGTCAGGTTTCGATTATATCGTCTACAACATACAACGACCTGAGAACAAGTGGCTACTTACCCTAGTCAAACAAGCGGGACACACCACAGTCCCTCAAATCTATGCCCCTGACAGTAGCTATATTGGTGGTTACACAGAACTAAAGGAACACCTTAATGGAGGGAACTGAGTAATGAGAGACCTTGAGCCACCAAAGAAGCAATCAAAAACTCGACGCCAGACCAACTACAAAGGCGCTGCAAATAAAAAGACTTCTGGTATTGTACCCAAGACACAAAAACAGGGTGAACTTATAAAGGCTCTACAAGAAAGTAAACAGGTCTTTATCCTTGGACCTGCTGGTACTGGCAAGACGTATGTTACAGCAACGTATGCTTCTGACCTGTACACGACCAAAGAGATCGACAAGATCGTCATTACCCGCCCTCATGTGGCTGTAGGGAAGGAACTAGGGTTTCTCAAGGGTGATCTAACAGAGAAGACTATGCCTTGGGCCTTGCCTGTTCTGGACGTACTGGAGAAGCACTTGGGTAAGGGGGCAGTGGAAACTGGCATCAAGAACGGTAACATTGAGATGGCCCCTCTTGCTCTCATGCGAGGTAGATCGTTTGATAATGCCTTCATCATTGTCGATGAAACACAGAACATCACGACACATGAACTTAAGATGCTGCTGACCCGTGTAGGGGAAGGGACCACTATCGTGCTAAACGGGGATGTGCAACAGTCTGACCTAAAGGAAGCGGATGGGTTGACAAAGGTAATACATATTGCTAAGAAGCATATGCTACCTGTACCTATCATTGAGTTTGGTGTTGAGGATATTGTCCGTAGTGACATCACAGCTATGTGGGTAAAAGCATTTATGAAGGAGAAGCTGTAATGGCTAAATGGAACTTGGAAAACCTAGCGTATGCAGATAGGGAGTTTGAGATGCACGAGTATGACCCCGTGGAAAAACCAGCACACTATAACCAAGGTGGGATTGAGTGTATCGACTACATTAAACAGGTGTTAGGTCTGGATGGGTTTATCGCCTACTGTCACGGTAACATGATTAAGTATCAGCATCGTTATCGCTACAAACAGAACCCTGTAGAGGATATGAAGAAAGCCCAGTGGTATCTCAACAAGATGAACGAAACACTAGAGGAGAAGCACCAATGACTTGGGTGGAGATGGTTGTAGTAGCACAGCTTGTTGTATCTTTGTATTTAGCCTACAAGGTAGGGAGGCTGCAGGATGAAGTTGACGACACTCAAATGGTCCTTGGTAGTGTCCTGATGGAAAGGGCTGACGAGAAGACCCCCTAAAACGAAAATAGCCCACCTTAGTTTTTACACTAGGGTGGGCTTCTTTGTATTTATAACTTGGTTCTATTACTTGCGTCTAAATAATTTCAGTATATTTCTGCCCATTTCACTGGGGGATGGGGCTAACCAACCAAGCACAAGAATTAACAACAAGAGAGGATCAACCTCAGTGTTCTTTGTTGTACTGTTGTCTTGTACGACAGTATCTACTGGACCTTCAGGTCTAAGCACAGGTCGGATCGAGTTATTTACCCCGATAGTCTGGGTGTTCTCTTTGCCTATCTGGGTGTTGGCTGCTACGTTAGTACCCCCCGACAGGAATGACAGGGGGTTTAGCTGGCTACAACTACTTAAGAGAAGTGTCGCTGTGAGTAGTGTTGATATTGTGCGTATTTTTACCATTGACGTATATCCCAAAGAAGCCAGCCCCTGCACCAACTATGACAGAAACAAACCCAGCTTGTGCGTTAGTTGGGTCAGGTAGAGCCATGAACCATGTTGTCGTGCTATAGAAGGCATAGCCATACAAACTAATAATAAATCTAGGCCATACCCTCCACTTGTCAAGCCACTCAGGAGTAATCACTTGTCTGACCAATGTTCAGCCATAGTTCTTATGGCCTTAATGTTTTCATCTATACGTGCCATAGATACAGCTTGATTCTGAACTGATTTTTCAAGTATCTCAATACGAGCCTCATCCCTAATGATACGCTCTTTGTTTACGGCTACATCGTTCTGCAAGTCTGCAAAGAACCATATTGCGGTAACTGTATAAGCGCCAATAGCAACTATTGCAGTTACGGGGAAATTCTTACTTACGACCCAAGACTCTTCACTCATTTGTATTTCTTCCTGTCTAACTCAAAGTGTGGGCCATCAGGAAAGTTTTTCCAATCTCCACCCCACTTAAGGTCAACCTCTAGCTCCTCAGCAGCTTGCTTCATAGCATCTGCGATAGGATAGAAGCCTTCCCACTCCCATGAGATAGGCCAAGGCGCTAAGTCTACAGCGTGACCCGTTAGGTGTCGTGAGTTCATTGTGGTGGACTTACCAGTCTTAACAAGCTCTCGTTGACGGTTAATGTTACGGATACCCTCAAGGACAGTGAAGTCTTGCTCAGAGATTTCTATTGCCTTCTTAACTACAGCAACAAGGTCAGGGTGAACCCCCGATAAGTTCTGCAAGCTGCGTGTACCTAGTTTATATGACATATTTTAAGACCTCTTAGTAAAGTTACTTACGGCTAAGTTTCCTGTAAGAAGGTTGCCTCCAGATAAAGACAACTGCTCTTTAATAGCCTCAGAATCCATGTATGGCCCAGAGACATTAAAGTCGTAAACATCTGCACCCTCAACTGTAACCACGTCAAAGGTAATTTCATTGCTGTTGGAGTTTACAAAGGGGATTTCCCCGCCCTCTACCCAAACCCTTACATAAGAATTACTCATGATCTAATATACCTCCATTTAACTGATCCAGAGTCGCTAGACCCAAACACCACCACCGCTGGAGCGTCCGCACTTGACCCTGCAATTCTACTATCAGCACCCCCAGTAATAGCTGGGAAAAAGCAGTACGCATCCAAGGTTACAGTCTTACTTCCTCCATTGCTACCGAAAGAATAGGAGACTGAGTTTGTTCCTGTATATATCGCATCCCTTCGCACTGAATTAGTAGCAAGTTTACTAGAGGTTACTGCATCACTAGCAAGTTTATTAGCGGTTACTGAAAAGTCTGGGATAGATGTGCTTACCTGAGCAGAGATAGCCGCTGCAAGTTTAGCGGGAGACACAAGGCTTTCTGTCGTGCTTGTACCAGTCTCCCAAGCCGAATTTTCTTGATCTCCTATTAAACCAGTCTGATTACCAGAGGTATCAACCACTTGCGTGTCATCAAGAATTTGAAACTCGTCATTAATCTGATCTATATAAGCGAGATTAATCCAAGCGTCATTAGGTTCCGCCCTCATTTTGAGGATGTTGTTTAGGGTATCATACCAAAGCATGTTGGCAAAAGTAGTTGAGGGTGCAGCATCCCCGCTACTAAGACTTGCTAACGCCCGTAAAGCATCGTTGATGTCAGCACGGGTTGCGGGGAAAGTTTGGTTAGCTATGTTCATGTCGTGTTGAGACATCAGTTGTACTCCACATAAGCTGTTAGGTTAGATATAGAAGGCGTTACATTGTTACTAGTAGACTTAAGTTGTATCTTAAACCTAAAGGCTCTAGCACTAATGTCTGCCACCTTAATCAGAGTGTAGTTTGACCAACTGGGATTACCAGAGGGGTCATCTTGAGTTGTAGAAACGTAAGCCTCAATGTCAGTGTCTGCAAACTGGGAAGCACCACCTAAATCATCAAAAAAGCCAACACCCCCGTCAAACAACGCAGGGGCCGAATCAAAGAGACCAGAGCCATCGTCCTGCCTTAAGGTTAGCGCTGTGACGTACACACGACACCTCTTGACGGTATTGTCTAAAGTTTCGATGTAGTCGCTGAATAAGTACTCTCCAGTGGAGGGTGCTGTGGCATAGTTATCCAACCTAAGTCTGTTAACAACAACCTCAACTCCGCTCTTTGTCCCCGTAAAAGTGGGGCTATCGGTTAGTGTGATCGTGTTAGCCAAAGGTTGAATGTTAGCTTCTGGTACAATGACAGTGGTGTAGTTTACAGAACCAATCTGAGATTTGTCGTAGGCTCTCACTAAGTATGTACCCGCCTTAGCTGGAACCGATACACTAGAGGCTGGTCTAGGTACTTTGTCAACATAGGTGGTTGAGTTAGCCCATGTAGCGCCCGTCAAGTCAGGGGAGTGCCTGATGCGATAAAACGACAAGTCTAAATCTGGTACAGGTTGCCAATCAAGGTTAATAACTGAACCATTAACTTCCGCAGTAAAACCTGTCACATCAGCGGGGGGAGCAAGTAGTCCACTGGCATTAACATTAAAGAGATACGCAAATTGTGCAGATTTAATACCGAAGGTGTTGATAGCCCTAGCTCTAAAGTCATAGTCCCCGTCTTCTAGATCAAGAGCCTTAAAGATACCAAGTTGACCTGAACCAAGGCTAACCCATTCTGTATCAGGTTCAGAAGACAACTTGAAGTCAGCTTCTACGTGGTCGATCCTCTCAGGGGAACCAGAGGATACGGTCAAGTTGATGATGTTGGTCAACTTCTCACGGATAACCTGAGTCCTAACCGTAGAGGAAAGGCCAACAGATGGTACATCAAAAGGTGACAGTAGTTCAGTGTTGTCCTTCTCGTAAACGACACCATCATCTACTTCATCATAGACAGATTCAGCAGTCTCTCTCAAGGTCATGTTGACTTGTAAGTCTAACCCGTCAGTAAGCCCAAAGGACCACGCTAAAACTTGAAACTCTTTGTCAGTCCAGCCAAAGCGTGTATTACTCAGCTTTACGTTATCCCCAACCTGCAACGCTAAAGTACTAAGGCCAAACGATGCTTGGACTGTAAGTTGTTGACGATTACCCTCCAGTGAAATCCTAGCGAGACGCCTAGCTTCAATGGTGTTATCGGTGAAGGTTAAGTCTACGTCAGCCACAGACTCTTGCCCATTATCAGCATCAAGAAAAGCACTGTTAGTAACTTGTGGGTAATCTGTGAACTGCCAATTAGACTCTGCCCCACGGAAGGTTCCTTTAATCACATTAAAGTTATCCCTACGAGAGTGCCGCGTAGAAACACTTATACCTGATCGTAAGTCATCTTCATTTAGACTCATCACGGGGGTCGTCCAATAGGCTGGCTTCATGCGCCACTTACCCTGAGAGTACCACAACGAACCACCCATAGAGGAAAGAAGGTCAGTCAGGAGATCAGAGGGCGTCAAGGCGGTAGTAAAAGCTCCATTACAAGTAAACTTTTTTGTCTCTACTACCCCAGTAACATAAACCCCGCTTGGTCTACTTGTCGCTATAAACTCAGTGCCTACGTTGTTGTTAGGCGCACCATAAAGTGTGAAGTCTGTGTTCCCTACAGTTTTAATCCTGTAGTCGCCCCCAACAAACATCTTGCTTGCAGGGCTTTCTAGGAACTCATCACAAACAGCCGCAGCAGAAATTACCAGATCATCGTCAATGTTATCTGCTGCTTCGCCAATCCCGTAGGTAGCAACGCTCAGGTAGTCTCTCAAGCATAGTGCGGGGTTGTCTGACCAAGCAGTTATTGATGTGGTGGGGTTGTAAACCCTCTTACCTTTTACTGTTGCTGTAATAGTAGGGATGCCATTGGGGAAAACATCTGCATCAAAATTAAGTCTGACGTAGAGATAGGCGATACCACGAAGCCTGTGGTTGCTAGTCCATTTGTTAGATTCGGAAACTAGTGCGTTATCAGCTTGCTGGTCAGGACTACCTTTGTGTTTCCTAATTCTTATCTTACCGCTGTACTTACTAGGACTAGTGACGTTACCATCTCCGCTGAGTGTAACCAATTCGTCGTTGATGTAGATTTCACTAAAATCTTCTATTTGATGTCCAGCAAAAGCTATAATACGGTGAAGGTACTTGTTGTTACTTCCCGTAGTTTCATCATAGACAATAACACCCCCAACACGCACTTTACCATAGATAATCTGATGATCTAGCGCACTACCCTTAGTGTTTACCTGATAGCCACGACTTTCTTGTTTAGGGATAGAGGGCTTAGGGGAAAGGGCATTAAGGGCAGCACCTAAAGCAAAACTAAGTGCGGCTTGCGCTGCAAAGGCAGCAAAACCTCCCAGTGCTACAGCGCCTGCATAGGCCCCTGCAATCGCTGTAGCGACTGTTACAATAACCATGTCATACTACCTTTTCGTACTTAGTTTCTATTTCATTGTACCCCATCCTGCTAAGGAACTTGCCGATAGGATTTTTAACGGAGGATGATGCTATAATACGGTAGATACCATCCTCTTTTATGCAAGACTCTACAAACTGAAACAGACGCCTAGCCACCATAGATTTACGATAGTCTTTATGAACGTAAACCGCATCGTAGGAAGCCACTAACTCCCCTTTTGTCGTCAGAGGGCTGCTGATAATCACGACAAAATATCCAATCAGCTTGTCATCACTTCTAGCGGTAAAGAACTTTAACATCCCAAGCTCCTCCAACTTAAAGTAAGCCTCCCAATCTATAACAAGTGGCTCAGTAGGGTGTCCTGATTCCTCCCATTCCATAGCAGCCAAAGGTGTAACTTCATGCTCTGCGTGAAATAAGAACTCTTGTTGATACTTATTCACCCCTTACGCCCCCATGATATTTCTTTATCTTGGAGACTTTCCACAAAGTCAAGCCCACGATCACCACTGTACACAGACTTTTGATAAGCTGAAGTGAACCGTGCAACTCTGGCTCTTTCCAAGTCAATCAGCTTATTTTCTACCGTAAGTTCAATAGTAGAAGTGTCAGCCCCCTCAGAGATATTCATCTGGTCCATGTAACCAGAGAAGATTTCATTAAGAGTTTTTGAACTCTCTTGTAGGTAGATTCTACCCCCGTCCTGAAGGAGTATATAAGAGTCATTTTCCTGTTGGATAAAACCTTTTAGTAATGTCCCAAAGTATATGTTGCACACACGCCCCTGATAAGGCTGATTGAGGGCTAAAGAAAGAGTTTCTGAAGCCACACCAGTCAAAGTTAAGACTGCACCTTTGACAGCTATCTCTGAGGTTTCCTCAACAGTTGAGATGTTCAGGAGTGTGCCTAAACCAACCCACTGAGTACCATCCCCTAGTACGAGTGTCCCTTGACCTGTCCACATGCGTAAAGTATTTTGATTGTCAAACAACAACTCCACAGCAAAGAAAGGGTACACAACATCTTCTTTGATGGCCTCTAGGGTTTGTGCGGTCAGGTCTCTGGACATTACTTAAGCCTTTTTGTTATATTTTAGCGGTTATACGTCTTCTAGCGTTCTGATTAGGAAGTGCAACGTAGTCTTTGCCTTACTCATAGGTTATTCTCCCAACAGGGTAGCTAGATCCAACGCTTTAAGTTCATCAGGTGTAGTCGCAGCAGCCAAACGTGCATCAGATGTAATGTCACGAAGCGTAGCCTTCTCAGCAGCAATAGCAGGTGCGCCTGTGCCAGACTCAAGAGCCTTCATGTAGTCTACGTCCAGAGCATCAAGGCGTGGCTTACGTTCAGCACGGAGAGCATCCTTGTGGATAGCTAATGCGTTGGTCATGTCAACCTCAACGGCATCACCGTTAAACTGCCATGCGCCACGGAAGGTGCGGTCTTGTGGTACTGTAAGAGATGATGCCTCACGGACATCACCGTTGATATTGATGTATGTTTTGGTCATGCTGCCAACTCCATTTCTTGATTGATCTTCCATGCGTTACGGAAGCTGCGATCACTTGGGATCATTTCTACTGGTACGATCTTCATGATGCACCTGTTGCCTTTGTAGTCACGCCAAACCTGTGGCGAGATGTCTTTCATTACGAGATACTCAATAGCTTCTTCTTCAGTCATAGGACCAATGGGTTCAGCATACGGATGCTCTTTAGGCTGTCCGTCTGGTACGTTCTGGTCACGAAGGTATGTGTCGATGGGTGGTAGTACGTTACCAGCCAGTGCAGCAGCCATCCAGTTGGGATCAGGGCATAGTACAGCAGCAGGGGCTTCTGGATCAGAAGGGTTCTCGAACAACACACGATACTTTGACTGAACAGGTTCAAGGCGAGACTTAGCTTCAGCTAGGCGGTCCCATAGGTGTCCATGCGTCATGCTAGGTCTCCCATCACCACTCCAGAGGAGGTGTTGTCAGTGTCAGTAGTAGCGCCGTTACCTGTTGTGCGAAATGGCAGTGCTGAATTAGTCGCACCTGTGGTTCTTGTTGTTATTACCCTACCAGTGCCTCCCTGTACCACCCCAGAAAGGCGCTGAGTATCAAGACTTAAAAAGGCTGACGTGCAATTGACAGTGAACTCTCCTGCAGAGTCGTCTACTACGCTAGACACATTCTTCGAAGAGAGTACAGTGTTAGTAGCTTGGTCATAGCGGAAGGAAGCCTTCGCAGACCCACTCACAACATAGCCTGTCGCTACTGTATCCGTGCCGTCGGAGATGTTTGCTACATTTAAAGTACTCATGCTAGGTCTCCTAGAACAGAGTTGTGAAAGTATTCTACATCAAACACTGTCGCGCCGTGGGCGTAATAAGAAACTAAGGTGCTATTACTTACAGTGAGAACATATGGATTTCCATAAACGTTGGTCGTATTAGTGTTAGCGTTACTAACGTAGTCTTCGGTAGCCATACTATTTGAAAATGAAACGTCATATAAGCCCGTGCCAGCGTCACTTAACGAAGAGATATTCACGCTATCACGAATAGCCACAGTACTTGTACCATCGAAGTTAACCCAAGCAGCAGCGACACCTGAGACATCACGACTAACGGTCTCGCCAGTCTTCTTGATGTTTGTTACACTTAAAGTACTCATGCTAGGTCTCCGTGTGTTGACATCGTGAAATAAGGCAGGTCGGAAATAGACGATCCAGTCGATGTAAGACCTTTCACTGGAATTTGACTTGAGCTGGGTGAGGTCGGCGTAAGGTTGGCCGCGTAAAAGATAATTTCGTACCCCGCATTGACAGCCGTAGAACCTGCGCCCCCAGAAACCTCAATACTTGCGCTGGAGAAACTGTTCGCCAGATTAATAGTGTAAAGACCTACACCGACATCAGTTAAACTGGACACGTTCAGGCTATCACGAATAGCCACAGTACCTGTACCATTGAAGTTAACCCAAGCCTTCGCTGCACTCTGTCCTGTTAAGTCGATAGGACCAGTTCCAGCCGCATCGCTTATTGTTGTTGCTCTAATCTCAGACAATAGACAAGTTTCCCCCTGCTGTGACTGTCAGTGTAACACCTGTTGCGACGGTCAGAGGACCAGTTGCACTTGCGTTTTC